CGGGGCCCGCGCCGCGGCAGCGGCTGCATTGGGGGCGGTAATGGCATCCACAACGGCAGAATAGGCATCGCACTCTTCCTGCGTGATAACAGGCTTCAGGATTTTTGTTCCGGGTTTAATTTCCATTTACGTTCACCTCACCACCAGCGGCCAATAGCAATGCTATAACATGTTGTATCGTTACATCCAGGTAGTGTGCATGATGTCGTGCTTTTGTTCTTACAAACAAACGAAAGGAATGTGATAGGGCAACCAACAACAGAATATCCCGTATTAGAAAATGCCACCGGAAATGACCATGTATAATCGCTTCCGTCTGAATTGATGACGTACCAGCAGATCTGCGTTCCATCTGAAAAGCGCACCCAGTTGCTGCCACTTGATGCAACGCCACTCGCTCCGGTGGGGCCTTGCGGCCCCTGTGGGCCAGTAGCGCCTGTGGCACCTCTGGGTCCTGTTGCCCCGGTGGGGCCTTGCGGTCCCTGTGGCCCGGTAGTGCCTGTGGCACCTCTGGGTCCTGTTGCCCCGGTGGGCCCTTGCGGTCCTTGCGGCCCCTGTGGGCCGGTATCTCCTTTGTCACCCTTGTCGCCTTTGAAGTCGCCCGCATCCTTTGCCTTCTGCAATGCAGTCATAGCCGCATTGGCCGCGTTGGTGCTGGCTTTCTCTGCCCGGTCGGCATCGTTCTTTGCCGCCCCCGCGCTGGTGGATGCCTCCCCGGCCTTGGTGGCGGCGGTGGAAGCGCTCCCCGCAGCGGCGGTGGCCTGCCGGGTGGCGGTGTTTGCCGCAGCGGTGGCCGTCTTGGTGGAGACCGCTACGTCGTTCAGGGCCGCGGTGCGGGCCTGTGTGATGTCCTGCAAGGCGGTGGTGTGCTCCGTCTCCGTGTCCTGCAGGGCCTGCTTGGCGGCGGTCTCACTGGTCTTGGCTGCCTTCTCGCTGGCGGCGGCGTTGGTCTCGCTCAGGGCTGCTGCGTCCTCGCTCTTTTTCGCCGCCTCTTCACTGTCCTTTGCCTTTTCCGCACTAGCCTTGGATGCACTCTCACTCTCGGCGCTTTTCTTAGCGCTGTTCTCAGATGCCTCTGCGCTCTTTGCTGCCGCTTCCTCACTTTTCTTTGCCGCAGCAGCACTGTTTGCAGCCTTTTTGGCATTTTCCCCGCTCACCCGCACGCTTTCTTCCATGCTGGCGGCAGAGTTCGCTGCTTCTTTAGCAGATTTGGCCGCTGCTTCCTCACTGGCCTTGGCCGCGTTCATGCTCTCCAGCGCCTGCTTGGCGTACTTCGTCACCTCGGCCACGAACTGTTCATAGATGCTCGGCGTAATGTTCTCGGTGGTCGTGTCGGTGTCGATGGTGTCATAGCAGGTGTACTTGCCGGGCTTGGTCATGGCAATGTAGCCGCTGTCGTTGATAGCCAGCAGCATCCAGGTGCCCTCTTTTTCCAGTGTCCACCGCCGGTCTACCAGTGCGCTGTTGTTCTCGTCCAGGATCTGCGGGTCCGGCAGGGTGCCGCTCAGCCGCTTCACATGCAGCGAGATGGTGCACGCCTTCCACTCCTCCGGCACTTCAAAGTGCAGCCGGTCCACCTTGGCGCTCCGCACACCGCCCAGATACAGCGTCTCAATGTTCGCCCGGAACGTAGACCCATTGTCCTGCAGCTTTCTGATCTTGATATCCAGTTGGCTCACAGTTTCACTCCCTTCCTGCCCCTATCCTATCACGCCCCGCCGGGTGCAACTACCCCGGACATACAAAAGGGAGGCCGTTCACCCCGAACGGTCTCCCTTTTCTTCTAAGCAGAGCTCCCCCCTTGGGAGAGCTGCAAGCAACTGCACCGCAGGTGCATTGCGCACTGAGAGGGTTCACCTCACCCCTGCCCACTCATCCTCGCTGTTCTTTACCTGTTTCTCCTTCTTTGCCGCGTCCTTCACCCACTGGGCAAAGTTCTTCTCCTCGTACATCTGGCTGCCGTCGGCCTTTTCCAGCTTCAGCAGCATCTGTTCCAGCTGTTCCCGGTCGTGGTCGTTGCCCGCCAGATACTCCTCTTTCACCGCATCGGTGATCTTGCTCTTGATCTGGCTGTCCGCTTTGCCCGCCGTCCGCAGCCGGTCGATCTCGTCCTGTACGTCCTTCCGCTTTCCGGTTTCCAGTGCGTCCGTCAGGTCGGAGTAGACCGTCCGGTCCTTGTCCCCGACCAGCAGACTGTCGGCCTTCTGGTTGATTGCTCCCGTCACAAGGTCGATCACCCATGTCCGCTTTTCCGCGTCAGCTTTCACACCCTCCCGGATGCCCAGGGTCTCGTACATTTCCCGCACAAGCTGCTTTGTCAGCTCCTGGCGCTGGCTGTCTTTGCCCTCGTTCCGGGCCCTGGCCGCCTGCTCTACTTCCGGGCTGTATTTCTTCAGCCGGTTCTTCAGCTGGCTGGCAATGGTCTTTTCGTCCTTGCCCATGGCTTCCAGCTTCGCCATAGCACCGCTGGCGTTGTCCGTGTCCCCCTCGGCAATGGCGTTGTACAGCCGGTCATACTGCCCGGTGGCGCTTGTCGGGGTCGAGCTGAACGAAAAGCCGCTTCCGCTTGCAATGTCTCGTGCATCTTCCACATAGGCATCAAAGGCATCCAGCATTTTCCGGGCGTTCCCCATAGGCACACCCGCAATTTCAAACCCGTACTGCATCAGGTTCACGCCTGCCTTTCGCAGTTTCTGATGATACGCTTCCAGCTGTTCCTCCGTCATGTCACCGGTGTCCTGCCGGACAAGGCTGGAAAACTTCGTTACTGCTGCAAAAAGATCATTCACAGCGCTGATGTTGGTTGCACTCACCACATCGTAATCCGTACCGTTCACTGCATTTCCCACAGCGCTGTACAGCTCGCTGCCATACAGGAAGTTGCCCGCAAAGCTTTCCGTGTACAGATTCAGGAATCGCTTGCTCACGCTGGCCGCGGTCACATCTCCGTTCTCGTCCTGCTCTCTGTCCCACCGGTGCAGCAGGAAGTCCGCACCGATCTTCATCAGTGCAAACACAGCAGTCTGGGTGATCTGGCTCACAATGGCCCGGTTCAGGTTCTTTCCGGCCCGCTTCACTTCTTCTGCTGTCTCGCTGCTGGGTGCAGCCTTGTCCCGTGCTTTCTGGGCGTTGTAGTCCATCACCGCATCGGCCAAAATGCCGTAGTTCTGGAAACGCTGGGTCGTGAACATGGTCAAGGTCTTGGTCATTTGATCCGGATTTCGCTGGATCCCCGCCCGCTGCATCGTGGTGTAGTTGGGCTGGGTCTCCTCAATGACCCGCTGATACATCTTGTTCACGGCTTCCCAGTAGGCTTCGCTGCCTTTCGTGGCTGCACCCTCTGCAAACTCATTGGTATGGTGCTCCACATACCGCTTGGAGCCTTCCCACAGTGCCGCTACCGTAATCTCGTCCATGCTGTTGATCCAGCCGGTCACCCACTTGGGCAGCTTGTCCATGGCCTTTTCTGCCGCACCCTGGCTCACGCCAATGCTGGCAAGCTCACCCCGCTGGCTGCCCCGCAGGCGGTATTGCAGCAGCGCATCCCCGTGTTCAGTGATCTCTGCTTCCAGCGCTGCCCGCTGCTTGGGTGAGAAGTTCTTTACAAATGGAACCACCGCCGCCATGGTGTCCGCCCCCAGCACAGCACCTGCGGTCGGCAGAGATGCCGCCTGCGCAATGGCCACACCAGGGTTCAGCGTCAGGATCGCGCCCGCATAGTTGCCGCGCAACCTGTCCAGCACTTTGGTCATTGTGGTCGAGCGCTTTCTTTGCGTGGTCTGCAGGTCGGTCAGCAGGTCATCGATGTAGTTTGTCGCGCTCTGGCCCCACTGCTCTTTCAGGATACCATTTTTCAGCATCTTGATGCCGTCCTCGGTCTCAATGCCACTGTTCAGCACCTTCTGCACGTCCCGGATGGGTGCCGCCAGTCCGGCGTAGGCTGCCGTGTCCCGCAGGCTTCGCTGGACCACGTTGCTGCATTCCTCCAGCAGGATGGGCATCTGGCTCTTGACACGGTTCTTCAGAAAGCCCCGGCCCTCAATGGTGGCATCCAGTTTCACGCCCTCGATCTGGGTCGCCAGCGCCGTCTTGTCCACCGCAATGGGGTAATAGTTTTTCACGGTGGCCCGCTGGTAACCCAGTAGCTTCATGCTTGTCTCGTTGATCAGGTTCGTGGTGTAGCTGCCGAAGAAATTCTTCATGTCCTCGCACCAGGCCCGGTCGTAGTCGGTCATGGCCTTCTCCACAGCCTGGATCACGGTGTCGGCCATGGGGGTTCCCGTGCTGTCCGTCAGCATCCCGATCTTCACGGTCTGGCCCTTCTGGTAAGCCTTCTCAATGTCGCCCCTGTTGTACTCCTCCGCATCCGGGATCGTCAGGCCACCGTTCAGCAGGTGCTCCCGGCTGTCGGCGTTCTGCAGGTGCATGTACAGGCTGCACAGCTGGGCGTGGGTCAACGGTGCAGCCCGACCCTTGCTGTCCTTCAGGCCAATGTCCACCAGCTCTGCGCCGGGTCCCGCAAAGGTTTCCATTTGCTTCAGGTTCTTCTTTCCCGTCACATTGTCAAAGAGCTTCGTTCCCTCCACAGTGATCCGGGTCTGTTCCCGCTGGCCGTCATTCAGCATGGTGCCCAGCTTCTCCATCTGGCTGTTCTTTGCGTAGCCGCCCAGCATCCGGAACACACGGCCAGCCCCCAGCATGTCCAGGTTGTA